ATTAAATACATCAATTATTTTAGCATTACTATTTGTAACAATATTTATTAACTTATTTTTAGTATTATCTTTAAATACTATATTTATTGGCGGATGATTTATAATAATATGACTATTGTAAAATATGAATTATATAATACTAATAATGTAAGTGAAAATATAGATTTATCAATATGTAAAGATGATAAAATACAAATTTATACTCCTTTAAAAATAAACATTCATCTGGTATTGGATGACCAAATAAAGTTTGACATAATTCAGGACCTGAACATAAACCTTTACATTTCTGACCAGGTTTCAAAAATGGTATTCTCAATCCATTTAATACTCCGTTTTTATCTATATATGTATAATTGTGATCTCTTTTAAAATCATGATACCATGCTGGATCCCATACGGCAGTAGAAAATGGAATCATATAAGGCTTAAAATGTCTTACATGATAAAAATAAGATACTACAATTCTCATTATTTTTGTACCTTATCTTTCATTTCTTTATTAAATAGATGTTCAATAATAGCTCCTCTTTGTTCATCTGGAATATCTTTCATATGTTTAATACTTTTTGTAACACTTATACCAAATACAATATCCTGTACAATTTTTTCAATACACCAACAAACAACGAATAATGCTAATACACTCCATCCATTAGTGAAAAATGTTAAATCCATATTGGTTCCTCCTTTACATCTTTAGATTTAATGTATTCTGAGTATTCATCTGATGCTATAAAATATCCTAGATAAGTTCCGTTTCTATCGTCACTTTGCCAAACTTTAACATAATAATATTTCATACTTTTATATTTAGCTTTACGTTTAACCAACTTATCATCTGGAATATTCATATCTTCAAAATCTCTAAATAAATCGGGTCTTCTTTTAGCAAAGTTTAAAGCGGCTATATTATAACCTAATACTCTTTCTAGAATATCATCTATAGTCACTTCTCTCTCAATATAAGCGGTCTTTCCACCTATACCTTGATGTTCGATATCCTTATTAAGAATTACTCTATCACAATTCCAGTAAGGATTTCTTTCTGGTTCTTTTACTTCTTTTTTCTTTCTAAATATATCTATGAAACTCATAATCTAATTATACCTCCTTGTGGATTAGCTTCAATTCCTTCTTCAATTCTTTTTGCTACTTCTTTCGCTCTTTTTTCAGCTTCACTTCCTGGTTTTTGCATTTCTGCTATAGCCTTTTCAAACTTCGTATGTACATCATCTGGTTCAATACCAGTGCTCCATCCTGCAGTTTCTGTTCTATATTCCAATGGAACTTCAAACTCAAAATAGCAATAAGTCTCATCATAAGAATCATCATAATCTGAAATATAATTAGGATGTTGTTCCATATTTTCAAAGACCCAATCATATTCTTCTCTGTTTCCTCCACCACATCTTGTGTAAACTATTATTTTACTTCCGTCAGCATTTAAATATACATCTCTGTATCTTCCAAATGACTCACGATCTAATGCTAACATACTTAATAATTTGTCAGCTTTTTCATTTTCTTTAAACAACATATTATACAAACTCATGGTTTATTCTCCTTTTCTTTATCATTTAGATACAATAAGTAGAATATAAATCATTTATATGTCTATTATGTATCTCACATTTAAAACCTAAATAATTACATTCGTGCCTAAATTGAGCTAGATATTTTACTTCTAACGGTTGTTTTAAGGTTACCATTTTATTATAAGCATCTACTTTAATATCGTAATCTTCATATTTTTCGGTTAAGTCAAATACTGTTTTTACAATAATCTTTCTTTTTCTAGCTTCTTCTTCATGTTTTAATTGTAATTCTCTACGTTTTTTCTCTTTTAATTTTTCTTCCTCATCATTAAATAGATAATTCATTCTATCATGTAAGGCTTGTCTTTTAGATTCTTCCATAGTATCTCCTTCAACCAAATATAATTAATACCAGTTTTTGTTTTGAAAATGTTGCCATGCTGCAGATGGTGATCCATATCTATCTTTAATATATTTTAATCCCCACCTAATTTGTGTATAACCATTAGTGTAATAATCACTGCCTTCACTAGACATTTTACTAGCTGGTAATGATTGAGGTATTCCATGAGCACCTGAACTTCTATTATGCGCATTAGCATTCCAATCAGATTCTCTTGTCCATAAATTTACAAGAGCTTGATAGTCTGCTTCTGACCATAAATATTGGTTCAATACTAAATCATGTGCATAAGCTTGATACTCAGCTTTTGTTCCAGTCACAGCTGGCGCAGTCTTCTGAGTATTATTGTTAGTCACAGTTTTAGTCTGCTCTTTTGGCTTTTCTTCTTTAGGTTCCTCTTTTTTCTTTTCTTTAACTTCAACTTTAGTTTCTTCTTTAGGTTCCTCTTTTATTACCTCTACCACTTTTTCAGTCTTATCACAGTTGCAATTACATTTATTAGTTTTATGTAATACAGATTTTACTCCGTTTACCAAACCCCAAAACATAAATACATAAAACAATATTATTAATATTATTTTACAAACTTTTCTCAAATTATATACTCCTTTTTACCATTTAATATATTTTGTCTCATTAAATGTCTTTTTATCATCTAAAGCTCTTGATATAGCTAAATCTATACCACTTCTGCTTTTTAAATGATAATAATATAGATCTGTATATGGTGTATTTAGTCTATCTATTCTGCCACAAGCTTGAGACAAGATCTTGTATGAATAGTTAAGGCTGTAAAATATAATAGTGTCCGTTGTTACACAATTCCAGCCTTCTGCACCCGCAGTATATTGGACCAAATATAACCATCGTGATCCTTTTGGTATTTCTTGATGTTTGTGTCCATTCCATTCTGCTATCTCTACCTCCTCATCTAATCCGTATTGAATATGTAGATTTCTCAACATTTCAAGTTCATAATCAAAGTTATAGAATATAATAGCTTTTGGACATTTCTCAAGAATCTCCATTAATGCTATAATTCTAGAATCATCCTCATTAACAATCCTTCTCAAAATATAACACAATTCACTTGCTTGTTTGATAGGTTCGTTCGTATAAGGATTCCATCTCATTTTCATAACATCTCTAAATTTAAATTTATCGTAATTTACATATACGTCTTCATGGTGAGCTATAGTTTGTCTTTTAAAGTCCATATCTACTAATATACTATTACGTTCATGTATCAATCTTCCAGTATTAATATATCTATCGATTTTTGGATACTTTGTAAATCTCGAATAAATTATGTGTTCTCGTCCGAATTCTGTCTTATTTTTATAGAAGCCATTCGCTAAGAACACGGGGATGTAATCTGACCAGGTATCCCCAGGGGTAGCACTTAATAATATCCAATCATTAGATTTAGTTATTTTTAAGAATGCTTTAACCCAAGCTCCTGATCCGACTACTCTTTGCTCGTCAAATATAAAGAATGCTCCAGTAATATCAGCATACTTTTTAATATTGTTCCAAGAGTCTACATAAATATGATTTCCATATCGTTTGTACTGTTTCTCGTCAGTAGACATTAAAAAGTTAGCTAATTCTCCTTCCCATTCTAAAGTATCTCTTTTTCGAGCTGTAGTTATTATTATAAGGTCTTTTGGGCGTATTTTCATGGGCATAAATATAGGGTCCATACTACCCCCTTGCTCCTTAAAATAATAGTAGAGAGCGGTCCTAGACTTGCCAGAACCGACTCCTCCATTTAATATGCAGCCATTTTTCATTTTATTAACCGCATCCATTTGATAATCGTATAAGAATGGTTTACCCATAAATATCATCTAGCTTTGTACGCATCTTATTCAGAATATCCTCAACAATTCTTCTTGATATAGCATTCATATGCATTCCATCTCTATGTTTAGCATACCAATCAAATATCTCATAAAGATTACCTGATTTCCAACTAAAACTCCACCAGTCACATATCATTTCAATAATATAATTAAGTGGAATTTCTAATGCTACAATACCTAGTTCCGAATCATCGTTAATTAGTATCCAATGTTGCCAGTGATGAGGATTCTTATGAATATGTTGTAACCAAGCATAATTAAAGTTTTGTACTACTTCGTATGAACGATTTCCATAGAAATATGCGTCATAAGCATCGTACTCTTCTTTATCATATTTAGATTGATCATGAGCATTAGTACATTGCCATTCTACCATAGATTTAACAGCTTCATCTGGAAATATCTCTGGTAAGTTTTTACATAACCAATCATATGCTTTTGTTACATTTGACTTATGTTCAATAATATATTCATCGTACTTAGCACTCATATTTACACCTCCTTATGTATAAATAGTATAACTTATTATCTCTTGTTGATCCTTTTTATTCTTAGCATTTGGGTTATAAATAACCTTATACTGTAACCACGGATCTATATCTACCATTAACAATGCTTCTTGAATATCATCTTTGGAGTCTTCAAGCTCTAACAGATTAACATTGTCTATTGTAATGGTCGGATTATCTACCATATGAACATACCGATTATAATATTCTACAACCATTCGTTTGCACATATTTATAAATTCTTCTTTTTTCATTCTACATAACCCCCTTACAATATGACCTTTCTAAACATATTAGTTTGTAATAACTTTTTATCACTAATACTAAAAGTCATTTCACAATAATAATCTGGTAGCTTTGGAAGAGCTAATAACATTACATAAGTGTCTTCAAATTCTTTGAATCCCATTATGATAATATCATCCTCTAAAACTTCTAGATTTTTATTATTATCTTCCAAATAAATTCGGAAATATTCTTTAGACAGCATTTTACCAATTTCAATTACTTCGCCTTTAAAAGGTTTCTTTGGAGTGATTAATTTTTCTCTCCAGTCAGTTTCCATAAATATAGATACCTTTCGAAATTACTCTAAAATATAAACTAACAGTTTGGTAACTTAATACCTTCTATTTCAGCTCTAATTTCTAATTGGTTTAAATATTGTCCCATAAAAGATTTTTGATTCTTTAATGTTAATATTGGAGTAACTGGTTCAAATGCTAAAGTACCAGCCTCGTATTGTACTATCATTCTGTGTAAATTATTATATCTGATTTTTGTTTGCATGTATTCTGCAACAAATCTTTCTTTATAATCATCACTTTTCATTAGTTCAATAGTATCTTCTAAACTAACACCATCTAAATGATTAAGATCATTTATTTTTTCTTCTAAAGTTTTTTCTTTCATTAATGGATCCATATTATTTCTTTCCTCCTTTACCCATTACATCTTTTAACTTTTTACCAAAATTTTTTAAATTTTCACATGCCTCTTCTACTGTTAGAATTGACATTTCTTCATCTGGTTCCATAAATCTTTTTATGAAACTTGTATGGCCATATAACTTTTTAATTATAGCCATGCAGAATCCTTTCTCAGGATCCCAAATATCATCATCTGATCTTTTTACAACTGTTTTAGTACCATCTTTCCATAATATGATAGTAGCAGGGTCGTTAAATATAACCCTATCTATCATTCCTGGAATATCAACTCTTAATTCCATAGATGCTTTATACTTTTCAACTGATAAAATATCATTATAACAATATCTCATAGCATCTAAGAAATCTTCATCTTTTAATGTTACATGATAGTTATTAAGTGCACCAGTAACTGTTACTTTATTGTTCTCTGTTTGCATACTTAGCACCAAACCTATCAATATTTTGAATTACATTAATAGCTTGAAGATATGCACTTCTACCTTCTTTACCATTAACTTCCCAATCGTATGGACGAATATCCATGTCAACTGATTGAATATCGATTTCATCTAACATATCAATTGTATCTTCATTAAGTTTTGTAACTTGGTCACCAGATACAACATAAGCTGCTGGTCCTCTATTATTAAACTTAATTTTTACTGGTAAATACATGAAAGGTTCTTCGCCTTCTTCTCTTGGTGGTTTAATTTTAACAGTCCATCCATCTGCTACTAATTGATCCTTAATATCTTCATTAGGAATAATTACAGCAAAATTTCTGTCTCCCTCTCTATTGTATTTACTGCCTACTCCGGCAAAGTTTCTGAATATAATTCTTGCGTCTTCAATTTCTAGAATATTTCCTCTGTTATTAATTTTCATTTTAAATCCTTCCTTTCATAAAATTAAAACTAAAGGTGTAATCATCTTACACCAATAGTTATCTTTGAATAATTATTTATTTGTTTTATGTTTAGAGATAGCTTGTGATACCCCTTTTATAATTCCGTTACTTACTGCAACTGAAATCATAAATACTGGTACACCTACCAATCCATATAACATAGATTTTTTAACAACTTCTTTCATAAATTATTCTCCTTTCTTTCTCATTATAAGGGGTGTAAAACACGCGAATAAAATTAAAACCAAAAGTCTTATTCAGACTCTCTGGTTAATTTTGCTTTGTCAATTATATGTTCTAATTCTTTTATAATGGCATTATATGTTGTGATTGTACTTGTAATAAATTCAAGATCTTTACTAGATGGGTATTGATCTTTTAATTCTTCGATCAATGCGTCTCTATCCTTTCTTAAACTATTTAAGTCCTCCATGAATATAGCACC